CATTATTCTTGTGTTCATTGAAGATAGGATTAGAAGCAATATTTGAACACATATCTGACAAAGCCCCTTATCTTTTGAGGGTGACTTGGGATAGAAATGTTGGAGATTGGCAGCCCATGGATGGAGGTTGGGATTGCTCCCGCTTTGAGAAAATAGAAATGGTTGATAAACGTCCTTTCAAAGAACCAATCAACGAAACTATTCTCAAGAATATGTTTGGTCCATTCAATGATGTTATCACAGCTCGTTCTTATCTTGGGTTAGTAAAATATCCAGTTTGGGTTTCTGGGATGGAAACTCCAACATTTGGGGGTTCAAGGTGTTGCAAATCTAAAGAAGAAGCTGTAGAATTTCTGCGGGGGTTTACCTCTGATATCAGGATTACCGAAACTTCGGAGTAAAAGACCATGACTACCGCAAGTCCGTTTAATCGTTGGTGCGTGCTTTGGCTAATGTTGGGGGTGCTAACTTGGACCCCTGCCCAAGCCGCAGATACAAGTATCCAAGCCACGGCGTTTAAAGAACTTGTAACAACCATGCGGGCTAGTCCTGCTAGATGGTGGGAAGACCCTACACTTCAAAAACGAATACAATCTATTGCGTCTAAAACAGGTTTTGATGGGTTGTTTGATAACACCTTGGTCAAATTTAATGAACATAATATTGCAATTCAAATTGTGGTTATAGAAGATAAACGAATTTTATATTCTCACGATAGTTTAGCGAATGAACAGATATTCACGTCAGTAGAAGAGGCAATAGCGGAAATCTATGGGGTAAACACGCTATGAGCCTTAAACATGAAGAGCTTAAAGAAGGGGATAAGATTGTATGTGTCCACGCCCAAAAATCCATGAAAAAAGAAATAGCCGTGGGAAAAATATATGAAATAATGAAAGTCGGGCTGGACTACTTTATCTTTAATTGTGATTTAAATGAACGTCGCTATGTTTCGTTAGAACAGTATCATTTTTTCACTAAGCAGGAGGAAATCAAAACAGATATCATGTCAATAACGAAAGCGTTTCTGGGGAGATAGCTATGGCTAGAATGCGTGATGGATCAACCACCGATGATTATCGCATTGCTCTTTCTGGAGAAGGTGAATTTGGTTCTCTTGGCTATGAATGGGTTGACAAGCCCCATCGTTTAGTTTACGATCTTTGTGGGGAAATTGATCACCTACGAGCCTTATTAAATGAACGTGATGATTTTATCTGCAAGAAAGGATTATTTGAGGAATTCGTTAATACGTTACCACCCCCGAAAATCAATCCAAATCCAACCAAAGGAAAATCAACAAAAGGAAAATTTCGCATCTGAATAAATCCTAAATACAACCAGTGAAAAAAGGTTATATATCATGATTATCAATATCAAAATATCAAAAACAAAATATAAGGAGAATACTAACATATGGCAATACCACTTACACAAGAATATTTACATAAGATTTTAGAATATCAGAAAGAAACTGGCATTTTTTATTGGTTAGTATCACCTACCAATTCAATAAAAAAAGGACAACGGGCTGGAACTGTTACTCGTTATGGTTATCGTAATATTATAATCAATGGGAAAAGTTATCGTGAAGGCAGATTAGCATATTATTATATAAAAGGCGAATGGCCTCCTGATCAAATTGATCACAAAGATCGTCAAAGAGATAATAATAAATGGTCTAACCTAAGACCAGTTACATGCGTTAAAAACGCACATAATAAATCCTGGAAAAAAATAAAACATGAAGATTTACCAATAGGTGTTCAACCTAATGGTTCAGGATTTTTAGCTCAATGCACGACAAATAGAAATGGTGTTAAGAAAAATCATTATCTTGGAACTTATAAAACACCACTTGAAGCCCATAATGCTTATTTGTCTTTCAAAACAAAATTATTAAGAAAGGAAACTTAATTAATGGCCAAAAATTTTTCTGATCTAAAAAAGAACGCAAAATCATCTCTTGAGAAGCTTTCTGAACAACTATCCAAAGTAACTACTCCAAGTTATACAAGTGTTGATGAACGTTTCTGGTATCCAGAACGTGATAAGTCTGGAAATGGTTACGCAGTAATTCGTTTCCTAGACGCCCCCCCAAACGAAGATAATCCTTTCGTCCGTCTTTGGGAACACAGTTTCCAAGGAGCCTCAGGTTCTTGGTATATTGAGAAGTGCCTAACCACTTTAGGCAAGCCAGACCCTGTTGCGGAATACAACAACGCCCTTTGGAATAGCGGCCAAGAATCCGACAAGACTATTGCTCGGGCTCAGAAACGCAAGCTATATTTCATTTCTAATGTTCTAGTTGTAAAAGACCCTGCCCATCCTGAAAATGAGGGGAAGGTATTTCTATTCCGTTATGGAAAGAAACTGTTTGAGAAACTGAATGACCTAATGAATCCTCCTGAAGGATTGGGGGATGAAAAGGTAAACCCATTTGATTTCTGGAAAGGAGCAAATCTAAAGCTAAAGATTAGGACAGTTGATAAGTATCCAAATTATGACATGTCCTCTTTTGATAATCCTACTCCCGTAGCCAAAACTGATGATGATATTAAGGCTATCTGGGAGAAGTGTTATTCCCTCCAAACTTTCTTGGACGAAAGTAACTTCAAATCCTATGATGAACTAAAAGCGAAGTTCAATAAGGTTTTGGGGAAGAAATCTGAATCTTCTTCCGACGATAATGAAGTCGTGGCTCCAAAGGCCAATAAAAAGGTCAAGGAAGATGCTGCCGACGATGAAGATGATTTGGATGCAAGAGCCAAGTTCTTCGCTAAGCTAAAAGAAGACGAAGAAGTAGAGTAATCTTTACAATTTGAGAATGGTTAACCTCAGAGTAATTTCTGGGGTTAGCCTATCCATTATATGTCTATCATGGAGTATAAAAATGCTAGAAGAGCAAGAAATTAGTTCTATTTCACATTCTCAATATGAAACAATTAATGAAATCCAAAAGAAAGAATTTTTAGATATTATTGATAAAGCAGCAAATAATGCAAAATTTAATGGTAGTTTACAATACATAGAAACTGAACTTACATTAGAGAAATCACATGCGTTATTAGAACGTAATCAATCTTCTAATCGTAAAGTAAGAACACTACATCTTCGTAATATAACTAAAGATATGATGACGCCAAATGCATGGAAATTAAACGGCGAACCAATTATTGTTGATTTTAATGGACAAATGTTAAGCGGACAACATCGTTGTTTAGCTAGAATTGCCGCCAACAATAAAATCGCCGGCCCAATTAAAGTTACAATTTGTGTTGGTGTTAATCCTAATGCGAGAGATACAGTTGATAACAATAAACCATGGAAACCTGGTGATAGGCTCAAATCACAAGGTTATGGTGAAAATGTTAATGCCTTTGTTCAAGCTATGAGATATGAACTACGATATCGTGAAGGAAGCGGAATTCCACAAAAGACTTTTACAGATGTAGAAATTCAATCTGCCGTGCGCGATAATATAAAAGAACTAGAAAGAGATTTTTCCTATATTCCTCATGATAAAATGAACAATTTTCCAATGCCATTTCGTTTATTCTTTTTCCGATTAACGTGTAAAGTAGCTCCTCGTGAAACATGTAAAGAATTTCTCACTGGCATTATAACGAGTGAAAATGTTGCCGATCCTATTCGACGGGCTCATGATGTAATTCATGGAAGTATGTTGCGAGAAGGTGTTCTTTCAAGAACTAACATCAACGCTAATCAAGTTCTACTTGCATATTTAATGAAAACATGGAATCTGTGGTGTAAAGGCGAGCAATTCCCTAAGAATAATGTTACACCAAGTATTAGAAAGGGAGATTTTCCGCAACTTTTATCGCCACCAAATAATGAAATTCATTCCATAATAGAAAACAGATAAATATAATGATCTACCCCACAGTCCAATATCTAAGTGAAACTATTTCTTCCGATTGGGTTGCCAAACATACTTCATTTTTAGCAGAATGGAAGACAACTCAATTTCCTTATTACCCAACTCTGAAATTGCCAGACAAGGGTAAGCTTGGAGAAAAGTTAACCAAAACATTAATGAAAGCAGTTCATAACTCAAAGGTGAAAGGACGAAAAAATCCTGGACACGATCAAATCATAGATGATTGGAAAACAGAAATTAAACTATCTATTCGTTTAGTTCCTGAGTTTATCTATAACCACATATCCGTAAAGAAAGATTATGACCGTTTACTCTTTCTTGGTATTGATGCTAAGACGAATATCATGTATCCATATTTTATGACCAAGGAAGATATTATTAATCATCTCCCAAATTTTAGTCATCAACAGGGAGGTGTTAGTGTCAAGAATGATGATTTTTTAATTGTTGCTCGTCCAACCTTTCCATTTATGAGACCTATTTCTGAATGGTGAAATTACTTCATGGTGATTGTTTGGATATTCTAAAAACATTAGATGAAAATTCAATTGATAGTGTAGTTACTGATCCGCCATTTCATTTAACTAGCATTGTAAAACGTTATAGCAAAAGCGATTTAAATGGAGATGGAACAAATGAAGTTCGAGCAAAAAACAGATCAGATGCTTATGCTAGATATTCAAGAGGTTTTCTTGGTAAAGAATGGGATGGAGGAGACATTGCCTTCAATAAAGAACTTTGGAAACTAGTTCATAGAACATTAAAACCTGGAGGGTTTCTATTAGCATTCGGAGCTACCAGAAATCATCATAGAATGGTATGTGCTATAGAAGATGCTGGATTTGAAATAAGAGATATGATAGGATGGTTATTTGCTGTGGGGATGCCCATGTCTCATAATTTAACTGGAGAATATCAGGGATATGGCACTGGATTAAAACCAGCATTTTCACCTATTGTTTTAGCTAGAAAAAGCTTAGCAGAAAAATCTGTTCTAGAAAACATGAAAAAATATAATACTGGGGCGCTTAATATAGATAAATGTAGAATTGAAGGAAATGTTAAAAAATGGGAAACACCAAAAGGTGGATTTTGGAAAACAGACTCTGATGCTAAATCTAAATTAATAGATAACCCATTAGGTCGTTGGCCAGCTAATTTGATTACTACAGATATAGATGAGTCCTGGACAAAATATTTTTTCTCTGCTAAAGCAAACAAAGCTGATAAAAATGAAGGAGTAGAATATCTAATTTCATGGGAAGCCGTGGACCTAAATCAAGAAAACCAATTCCTAATATCACACCTAAAGGATACATCAGAAGATATCATACAAAATCTAAAAGACAAAGAATGGAGCATGATATTGTCTGGGAAGAACATAATGGGGCTATTCCAAAGGGATATGATGTTCATCATAAAAACGATATTAAACATGATAACAGAATTGAAAATCTTGAATTACTCACCAAATTGGAACACAAGAGATTGCATTCTGAATGCTATAAGAATAATAACAACGAATGGATTAAGCCTTGCAAAAAGTGTGGACTTCATAAGAGAATTGAAACAGAATACTACAAACGAAAAGACGGAATCAGCCCTTGGTGCCGTGGATGTTGTATTACAAACGCTATTGAAAATAAAAGAAAAAGGAAAGCAAGGAAATATTCATAGTACAGTCAAACCAACAGCCTTAATGCAATATCTTTGCCGATTGGTAACTCCCCCAAAAGGAATTGTTCTTGATCCATTTATGGGGAGCGGATCAACAGGTAAAGCTGCGGTGCTTGAGGGATTTGAGTTTATTGGGATTGAAAAGGAACTTGAATATCTCAAGATAGCCGAAGCCCGAATTCAAATCAAGAATACCCTGGATCAATTTCTTTCATAATAAAAAAAGAAGGCTAGGGGCTCATCACCCCTAGCCTGTCAATTTGCTCACCTAGCGTCGTCCTAGGCGGCTTAATCAACGCTTTTGATCTTGAACTCGTTCAGCTTCTTGCTGGCCTCCTCCTCGCTCAGACCAGCAACCAAGCTCGCCATCCATTTAGGCTGGCGACCCCGACCCGTCCAGGTTTCCTGTGGATTGGCGGGATTGGCAAACTTAGCGGCAACCTTGCCCCTATTCTTGCCGCCATAGATTTCCCGATAGTCCTCAGGGCTCAGGCCATACTTAGCGGCCGTGGCCATGTTCTCTTCCCGGACTTTTTGGAACGTGTCCGTCTTGATAGTTTCCCGACTGGCAGAAATCTTGTCCTGCAAATCAGTAAGCTGCTTCAGGTTACAACTCTCCACTAGGGCATTGGCAATACCCTCGTGCTGACGCTCATTGGCGGAACCAATGAATTCCACGACATCTTGCATTCGCATCTCTTTGCTCCTTTGGGTAGAGACGTTAGACATGGGTTTCTCCTTTGCTACTATCTTCTCACTCTCAGTCAGGTAAAGCAACGAAACCTGATATTGCGAAGATAGAGATAAGAAGGTCATTCGTCAATAGGCTATCATAAAAAATTTGAAGGTTAATCTGTATGACATTTACGCCACACTACTGTGACAAAGATACAACTTGTATAATGCATTAAAAAGGCGTAAAGATATCATGCAACGTCTATGATACCATCTTCAGAGGAGGGTGCCATGTGAGCCAGACTGACGGATGGAGGCTCTAGGTTGCTTTTTACTGACCTGTTTTAAGCGGCCCAGACCAGCTTTTGTTCCTTGATGTATCATCAGAACAAAGGAAATGGGGGATTTATTCGGAAAGGAATCTGCACTCCTTTCTCCTTACGCGACATAGTAAATTCCCCATCATCCCGGAGTAAAAGCAATGACTAAAACTTGGATCGTGTATAGCTTAATCTTAGGGTATCCTTTACCATTATCCGATTCGCCCGAGTTTCGTAATGAGTTTGCGTGTATCATTTACCTAGCTCAGAAGAAACCAAATATCCTAAACTTGAGATGTGACCAAAAATGAAAACCTCCTGGATATATGTTTTACCTTTCCTAGCCAATTCTGCTATTGCGGGAGATAATGGATTTTCGGGAAACGATTGGCTAAAGATGTGCGAAAACAAATCATCTCAGGCATTATGTTATAGTTATACCTTGGGGTTAGTTGAAGGATTACATGCCTGGAAAGCTTTACGACCAGATAATGCCCCAATTTGTTTTCCGGAAAATGTTTATACCCGACAACTCGTTGAATTGGGAATGAAGTTTGTGCGAGAGAATCCAGAAACCCGACACAGATATGCTTGGTATAATTTAACCATGGCGTATCGTCAAACGTTTCCTTGTGAGGAGCAAACCCAATGAAACTTAGAATCATTCTTGCAGCGGTAATAGTCGCCGCAAGTTCTCCGAGCCTTGCAAAAGGTGGTCATGGTCATTTTGGCGGGGGACACAGCCACTATGGTGGACATTATCATGGAGGAGGGGGGTTTCATTTCCGTCCTCATTATGGAGGAGGTGGATACCGCCATCCTCATTATTATCCCCGAGGATATGGGATAAATCCAGGATATGGATATGGGATTCCTTATTATTACAATAATCCCCAACCAGAATATTATTATCCCCAACCTCAATCTGTAGTCAGACCCGAAGTTATCATTCTTCAGATGATTCAGCAATTCATTCTGAGGCACGGACATCCGCCTCCCCCAAATTATTATCAACAGCCATATCCACAAAATCCATATCCTGGTCCCCTGAAATAAAAGCCAATCTCCTTTTGAGAACCATTCTCAACTTGCGAGCCACAGTCTAACTGAGAACCATATGGTGGGTGCGAGCCGTGTGCCTCAATGAGAACCATAGCGGATGTGCGAGCCATACCATGTGATGAGAACCAAGAGTTGCTTGCGAGCCAAACGGATCATTGAGAACCAACAGAGAAATGCGCAAAATAAAGGCCCCGTTTTTGGGGCCTTTATTATTCTTTCTATTTTAACGATTCTCAATCGTCGTCAAAATCGTCGTCATCATAATCCCGAACGATTCTGACCATTCTGTGAGGCCGATGCTTTTTCTTTGTTATTGAAGCCGTTCGCATCGGACTAGTTTGCACAGCAGAATGATGAATTCGATTCATTCCCGCCGTAACAGTTTTATCCGCCAATCCCGCTATGGCCATTGGGATTTCCGCCATCGCCGCAAAAGGATTGGGTAATTGGAAAGAGGCTATGTGTCCCATACCCCTTCCAACATCATGCGGTTTACCAAAATGGGCAAACTGTCTACTTAAACCAGTTTCCCACTTTCCAGCCTGAGTACCATGCTCGGGGCCAAGATCATAGTGCATAAGATCAGCGGCGACACCCGAGACAAAATAACCCCCCCATCTTCCTTTTCCCCGCCAAGCTGGAAACTTATCATACTGATACTTCTTAGTCCAGTGCATAAAATCCCGATACATTGCAAACGTAGCGGGAGATTGTAAGTTTTTTAGGTGCCTACCCTTTGGATCAATAATTTCAATATCTACCGCCAAGGCCCCAAGCTTATCGTGTTGGAGATGATAAGAATAACCTCCAACCGAAGAACTGTTTCGGGAAGCATTGTCAAACCTGATTTTATATCCCAAGGGTAAGTGTCGGGATGCCAATAACATAGATTCCTTGATTACGGGATGTAATCCGTAAGGATACTTTCCAACAACCTGCGGCTCCCGATCTGCGGGAGTTAATATTTTTGGCGGTGGAATACTTGCTTTGTGAATTAAATGTTCCTCAGTCTTTTCTTGCAGATACTCCATGGTTGGATTACGCAACAAGGCAAGATGAGTTAAATGCTCTTTACTTGCGACAACAGGAAGCCCAGAGCCAGAGTTATCAATATATTTTGGCTTCCAGTTTTTATCGGGAGCTTCTAAACCAAATCTTTCTCCTCCATAAGCCGCAGTTTGTCCCGGAGCCCAAATACTCCCGTCTTTCAAGCGTCTGGCCGGACCGTTACCAAAACCAACCATTGAGGAACCATTACCTGTGGCTCCATTGGTAATGTTAGTGCCCTGATAGGCTACTTCCCGAATAACATCATGAAACTCTTTGTTATTAGAACTTCCCGGATCATGGGTTGGAAAATAATTACCTGTTACGACTCGCAGCAAGGTTTGCTTCCTAGCCGCCGCCCGATTAAAAGTTGTTTCGGCCCAAGCGATATAAGAATTACGTCCCTGACCTCCAACCTCCGAACGCATACGTCCCGCAAAGGCCCGCATTGTGTGTGGGTCTTTAAGTTGCTCAAAAAAGGCTGAGCGATCTATCTTTCGGTTATTAACATGATGTCCAAATGGAGGATGTTTTTCCGGGTATACATCCCTGGTATAAGCCGCCAAGGCTAAGGTGCTGCATAAACAAACAGACACGAAAACCGTTGCGGGAATTAGAAGCTTATGAGGTTGATTTTTGGTTTCTTCAGGTTTTGCAATTAATGTTCTATTTTCATTTCGGTTTAATTTTAGGTTTAGGGTTCTGAGATTATTAGCCCTCATGGCCTTTGTTCCTTTTAGTTGTTAAAGGGGTATTCTTACTTATATTTCTCCGTTTTTTGATCTTTCTCCTTCTTGCCAAGGTTTGGAAACGCATGTCAAGTAAGGTATCGTAATCATTTTTTCCTTGACTTATATAAATTGTTCATTGTTAACAGCTCCACCGTCTGGGGAACCCCGAGCATCTTGACTTACTTTGTCGCTGGCTTCACGCTCAGGATTATGGGTCGGACGATTTAACTGTTCCGTATTTTCGCTGGCTTTCTTTTCGTTGTCAACCTTCTTTTCTTCATTGTTTTGTTTTTCTGAATTATCTGGATTTGTATCAGTAGAATTGTCAGGAGGAGGTTCAAGACTTTTCGGATCAATCTTAGGATTATCCTGAAGTAAAGCTAAGGCATCTTTCCCCATTGCCATTGATTTTCCGCCCGCAAACATATCAACTCCCATTAGCATTTTATTAAAAGAGGCAACCTTTTCTTGTTCCGCCTGGGTAAGAGGAATACCTTGTTTAGCTTTCCATAATAAAAAGTCAGCGGAACCAGCCCCCCCTTTATCGCCCGCAAAATATCCTGTTTGTCCTGTTTCCTTTTGATATCGTTTGTTTAACTCATTTTCTCTTGGATCAAAATCAGCATCATTCTCATTATTTCTTTTTTCTTCCCGACCCCAATATTCATTTTCTCTTCGGGTTTTAGAAAAGGAATATTTTGAATTAACATAAGGAGTCTGGGGTATTAATCCTGCCGCCGCATCCCCTTCCTCTAATTTTTGTCTCTGCTGCTCTTGATATTGTAATCTGGTTGGGGAATAAGACCAACCTTTATATGGCATACTTTGGTTGCCAGCCCCAGAATAATCTGCATCCGTTCTTGAAGAATCTGGTTGTTGGGATTTTATGAAATCATTTGCTATTCTAGTTGCATTATCTTGAAAGCTTATTGGAGCCCCAGGTATTCCACTTGATGATTGTTTAAATCCAGGTGTCATTAACTCACTAATACTTGGGGGTAAAATTGGGGTGCCTGGACCAGCAAATTGATTAGATGGTTTCACATCTAATGATTTTCCCGCAAAAACTTGGGCGGCTTCTGAAGCATTTAAAAATGTCCTTCCGGGAGGCATTTGGCTTTTTGGAATCATATGAAGTTGGGCTTGACCATTTGGACCTGGAGCCACATTCAAAACCATTGGTCCATACTTAGCCACAGCATTATTATAAGCAACTCTAAATTTTGCCAAATCCGCATGAGACATAGCAATGCAACCTTGGCTTTTTAATTTTTCCATATCTTGCCAGCCATGTATTAAAATACCATCTCTAATACCTCGGCCTCCCCCAGCTCCCGGAGCCGGATCAGGAAAACTTTGTTGTCCTTGTGAACCTCCAACATGTAATGATGGTCCTAAGGATGGATGTTGTTCAAAGTTACCACTAGCATTTCTTCCTAAAGAATAAGAACCATAAGGAACAGAATATCCTGGACCTCCTGCAAAAGGATAGCCTCCCGAACCAACTCTAAATGGTGTATCTTGTCCAGGAAGAAATAATTGTCCCTGGAAATTTTGGTCCCGATTTCTGTTAATTTGATTTAATTGTCCTTCAGCAATACCTGGATTTTGTACTTGTTTATCTCGTTCCGCCATATTCCAAGTATTACTACCATCAGGAAATAAATGTGGTGTTGGGTCTATATGATTACCATCCTTATCTTTCATTTCATAATGCACATGTGGTCCCGTTGAATGTCCCGTGGAACCAGCCTTACCAAGTTCTTGTCTTTGAGAAAGAACGTCTCCAACATTAACCCCGACCGAATCCAAATGTCCATAAAGATGGGTTCGTCCTTGACTATCCCGAGTTATAACCGCATTACCATAACCCCCTCTTGGTCCCGCATGAATGACAGTTTGGTTATCGCTTGTTGCCCAGACTGATTGTCCGAGAATTGATTGTCCAGGTTTTGCTCCCGCCAAGTCAAGAGCATTATGCCCCCGTCCCGCATGAACTCCGGTATTACTTCCATATTGTGTAGTAACTCTTCCTGATTCAAATGGAGGTATAAATTCCGAACTTGCAACTGATTTGTTCATTAATCCCATTTTATTAATAGCGTCAGAAGTAATAATACCGGGACGAGCCATAGTTTCAGCCCAACTTTTTGTATTTCCAGGATCAGGATTTTTAAATTGTTCCATTAAAGTTGGGGACGATGGAATTTGTTTTATTGCAAATTGATCTTGTCCTTTTTGTCCTCCTTGATAGTCAGCATCAGCCTTGAATTGATTTTTTGACCACGATCCAATTTTCTTATCAAACATCGGATGGTCGGCAAAGAATGCGCCATCAATAACTTTTCCCCGATAATAAGGATTATTTTTCTCTAAATCATAATTTGGATCGCCTCTGGTGCCTTGGTCCGTGCGATACTCAATCTTGTTGGAGCCTTTACGCACTTCCTCAAAAGCTTTTTCAGCAGCGGCATATTCTTCTCGTGTAATATTATGTCTCTGGGCTATTCCTTTATTAATAGGCCCAAAGAAACCAGAATGAATAACATCGTGAAAATTTTTCATATTCCGAGCATTACCATAATTCGCCATTTGTTCCATATTAGCTTGAAGACCTTTTATTCCTCCTTCTGCTAATGCGGCCTTTATCATTAATTCTTTGGTGGCTGGATTTTTATCCAAATGCTCAAATAAATGAGATCGTTGCTGGGATAAACGATCATTATAGTTTCCGGTTGATGGAGTTTCTTGAACCGAAATACCCGGTACTTGCGTTTGAGTAAAAGGTTGATTTCCTGAAAGTTTAGAACCAGGTTGATTGAAACCTCCTGATGTTGAAAAAGAACCAGGAGCCCCAGGAGATATTGGTTTTCCATCTGGACCACCTAAATCAGGAGGGCGATTAATAAATGGAGAAAATCCTGGACCAATAACACCACCAGGATCAAACATTGAAGGAGGAGACGAACCTGGAATAGATGACGGACCTTGGGAACCCGGAACATAAGATGGGGAATAACTTGGTCTTGAGCTTGGTCCTGGTCCTCCTGGTCCTGTTATTGAAGGGGGAGAATAACTTCCAGGACTTCCACCCCCAATTCTTCCTCGGGGAGTATATCCTAATTCAAAATCATCAGTTGGGCTTCTTAATCCGCCCCCCTGTGTTTGTCCTCCTCCAATCTGATTATTTGGAATGTTACCCAAATTCATTTTGCTCGCCATTGGCAAACCATTTTTCTTGAATATCAAATCTTTCGCATCAATAACAATCTTATCGGCGGTTAAGTTAATCTCCTTGGCTTTCATGTTAATAAAGCCATTACGAGCCTCAAGACTAATATCACCCTTGGCGACTAGATCAATATCATCTCCCGCAACATCAACATCTTTATCCGCCCCAGCTTGCTTATTCTCTCCAAAACCAAATCCCGCCTTTTTCATTGGCAAATTATAGTAAGGCGAATCCTTAGACAACTTGGGAAATGAAGGTAGAGAATTGTAGCCTTTCTGGAGCATACGCCAAATGAAAGGCGAATAAGTTTTGTCTAATTCTTCTTTTAATGCTTTTTTTCTTGCGGGGTCTTTTTCATTTTCATATTCTGACCATTTACTTTTTAAATCCTCAACATTCTGTCTTTCTTTTAATATAGAGCCCCCTAATACTGCTGCGGGAGCAGCAACACCTAATAAAGTTTTCAACCGAGTAAGAGCTAGTCCAGCAGCTATACCAGTAATTCCCAGAGAACCCAATAGAGCATTTACTAATGAACCACCATTATTGCCTTGACTTTTTTTTAACTTTTCCATCTCCTTCTCAAGTTGGTCAACCCGAGGGTCTTTGAGAAGATGAGGAAGCAAGGCAAGTTGTTGATCTATTCGGTTAACCCGAAACTCAAGCTTATTAATTGCCACGGGGATTTTTCTTCCCAGATGATCAATTTCCGTGACTCGTTTTTCCAGATGAAAAATACGATCATCATGTTCTTTAAACTTGCTTGTGGTTTTGGTTACAAGTTCCGCAACCGTATCTCGGAGATTATTAATACTTTCTACATACTTGGCATCAATTTTCCGAATATCAACAATTGGATCATCATCTTTTTTAAACTCAGATTTCTCCAAGCGTTTCTTATTATCGTCCTTAACAATAGAATATTTGGCGCCTTTGGCATACTTGGAAAAATAATGTGCCCCCACGACTGATCCAACCCCCGAGCCCCCAAAGGTCGTATTATAAATGGATTGTTTAGCCGCTTGGCCCAGAGTCATATCCCCCGAGGCCCAATTATTTCCATGGGTTCCTAATAAGGAATTCCAAGCCAAACCTTTCAGCCTGTCTTTGAACGCCATTTGAACAAACGGATTATTATAATTCATTGCCCGATTAGTATTAGTAGCAATGAAAGATTTAAAGCTCATCTAAGGTTCTTGCGTTGATCTTCTATTTTCTGTTGGATCATCTCCGCATATATATCTCTTTCAAATGGTATCATATTCTCAAGTTCCATTACCGAAAAATTATGATGCTGGGTCATGGAAAATATTATTCTATAATAGTGCTCTAGAGTTGAATGAATCAGACAAAGAGAAAAAAATCCTGTAACGACTTCAGAGTGATACGACGATCATTCCCCAATGAATTTTTGTAGTTTATTTCATAATAAAGAGTTGGCATGTTGGCCCAAAATTCCTGAATATCATTATACGCTTTAATTGGCAGAGTATCAATAAATTCCTTAATTCCCGCCCGACCTTCCATTCCAGGCTCAATCATTTGATCGCCCTTGACAATCTTATCAATTGTTTTTAGGACAAGAATATCAAGATTTTCATCGCCCTTGGATAAGAACTCCTTATCGGAATACAAACTGGCCTCAGGATATTTCATCAACAAGGAATACTCCTCATTAATCTTTATGGTCTTATCAATTTTATCAGGCCACTTAACGGAAAGATTATTCAAATCAATATCAAAATCATAAATCTTATCATCTTCCCCATCCTTATAAGATGCCTTGACTACATTACTAACCGACATACCCCGCAAGCGAACATACAAATATTCCAGGTCAAAAATGGTTAGTCTATTAATATCAACGTTATCTAAGAAACAATTATTGACAACCTGCTTAACCGCCGCTAGAATATCTCCATACTCACTAGAAGCTTTAGCGGTTAGTAATATCTTTTCTTCTTTCACTAAGAAAGGTCGCATTTTTACTTTCTTCTTAGTAGAAGGTATTTCAAGTTCAAAAGTTGGATGGGAAATTATTGGTAGTGTCATTATTCACCTTTCATTTTAATGGGGTTTCAATTGGAACTTGCCCCGTATCAGATAAATCTAAATTATACCAATCCATGAAAGTAAAAGTTACAGGAACTCTCTGAACATTACTATTATCTGCCCAGTTCAAGGGAATGTCTGCTACATGGATTGGATAAGCTTCTCTTAAAACAATATTTAGAATCTGTTTACCAGAATCATTAAACATCATAACATTCATGTCCGTCATATAGTTATTTTTGTATTCTATTTCCCAGACCCCATTTCCATCATTTGTATCCCCCATAGATTTGCTGGCATTATATTGGACTATATATTGAATCCATTCCTGGAAAAATATCAGGTTCAAGGTTGTGCCATCGTTCATAATACTAAACGATATATCATTGAAAACTGGAGACACAGGTTTCTTTTCCATGGCCCCATAACCATATCTGAGAAGCTGGCGAGTAGCGAGCATAACTCCCGGAATAGAAGCAGAATCCGTCCAGAATCTAAGTTGCCTATCTATATTATTGGCATCAAAGGATTGAGAGAAATTCTTTACCGTCAAAGGGGCATTAAAAGTAACCAGAAACTTGTTATTCTTCTGAATACCTCGGGTTGCAATTCGGGAGCGAAATTCTTCAATATTAAAGCCCCCAATAAACTTACCTAAGTCACTCATCTAATTTTCCTACGACTATCAGCCCAGATACGCTGCTGCGAAATATTGCCCCCAATCTTTCCAGGAACCCCATCAAGCTTTCCACCCCCCCGTTCAAATCTAGCTAATGGTAAAAAGAGCACCGTATCCCACTCCGAAGGATCAATCACCATGTATCTGGAACGAACATGGTTATAAAGATAATGTTTGAAACATGGTTTGAAGGCCATTAAGTTAGAACTACTTTTCAAAATTTGATAAGAAATACGTAATCGTCTTTTTTCGTCATCTCCATAAATCAATTGTTGATACATAGCATCAAAAAGTTTTGCTCGTAGATATGGAGGAAGATAATGCATATTTAGCCCATAAAATCCCCCCTTGGCAAATTCAACCACAAATATTACGGGAAAACGGTCATAGTATGGGAGTTTATGTTTCCACTTCGGATCATAGTAATACATAATCATTCGGCCAAAAGTCGTCTGCCGAATACTATGTGTTGAATTCATTAGATTCTGAGGATTAGCTTTCATCATTTGATCAGGAGTAACCCCTGATAACTTGGCCGCTTGGGCTTGCATCCATTTTCTGGCCGCATAAGATTTTACATTAAAAAGACCAATATTCTTAGCCTTATCAATAATAGATTGAAAAACAGATGTTACTGGCATTTATTTCTTTGGCATTTCTTCAGTAGCATTATCCCAAGGATGATGATTGGGAGTTCCATATTCTTTTTTATAGTGTTTATCCATTTTTCCAATTCGCACAATATTATTAGGATAATGTCCGTTAACACTAGGAGGTTTATTGCGAAATTTGTGTTGCCCAGTTTTAAATTGATCATAAGATGGATCAACATAATGTTTAATTTCTGGTATCTCTACCCAAGCATGGCCCCCGACATCATCTTGTCCTAAGATTTTATCATTAGTTGCTACCATTTTAGTGCTTGGATAATGTTTACGTAATGCTCTCATAGCATGTAAAGCCATAGTATCACAATCTCCATATTCACAAAATCTTGGAGGTTGAGTTCCATAATGAGTTGGTTTTTGATTCTCCCATCGGGCTTTTGAAACAATAGCCCTAATCTTAGACTCATGTTTTGATTTAAATCGTTCAGTCAAAAACTGCTTAAAGCTTATCATAATCCAAGTTGTTCCTCAGTCAGCATAACAAACTTTTCGGAATTCTTGGTGATAACCACAAACTCAATACCCTTTTCCTTACACCATTCTTTCGCCGCTTTCCATTTAGCCTGATTTACAGAAAATTCCATAACCTCATTTAGATAAGTTTGCATCTTCTTACCCTTGGTTTGTCGGGGTTTATCAATCTGGTTATTAGGTTTGATTTCAATAAGTTTTCGGCTTATCTTACCATCTGGTCCTTTTAATTCTATTAGCATGTCGGGGAAGTATCTAGCCCATCTTAGCTTAATCGGATTGTAGTATTTAATGCTTAATTCCTCGGAGCTGTATTTCAGAATACTTGGGCTCTTATCCAGGATACGCAGGAAAGCTAATTCATAGCTGGAACGATATATAATATTCTTGACGTTTCCCACATATTTCTCGGGATTTAGGGGTTTGAATTTTCCTTGAATATAATGGTTTTTTCTTGGTGGCATATTTGTGGTAGTTTCCCTAAATAACTTCTAGCCGAGTATTTATCTAAAGGATCATAATGCCTCCAGTTCCTGTTTCAACTATTGCCACAAATCTCCGAAGTATCTCGGGAGTGAATCAACTTCAATACCCCAGTGAACTACCAAAATATTATATGAACCTTTTGATTTCTGATTACAAACGTCAATCTCTTCTCCAACTTGGAACTTTAAATACAATTGCTTCTTTTTGTTTACCCCTTCCAACCCCATTAAATGATGCTCATAATGTGGCATATGATGAGGAACCTGTATCTCAAGCTTTAGGTACAGCAATTAATGCTGCTCAAAATGCTTTTGGGGCTGCTAGACCAGATACTCAAAATATTGGAGGAATGCAAACAGGGGCAGCCGCTACCGCTAGTCTCGCCCGATCTCTACCTGTTATAGGAAATGTTCCCGGAGTCGCACAAGCTGACGTAATCGCTAGAGCGTTTCTTGGTATTGCTCCAAACCAATTTATGACTATTCTTCTGAAAGGACCAAAATACAAAACCTACGAATTTCAATGGAGATTGTCCCCAAAAACAGCAACCGAAGCTGAAATAATTAGAAAAATGTTAATGAACCTGAACAATTATATCAGTCCTGGGTTGGCATCATTTGGAGCTTTTTTTACGTTTCCGAAAATTTTCAATCTGTCCTTTGTTCCTAATCCAAAATATATGTATAAATTCAAACCTGCTGTTTGTGAATCCATGACGATAAATTATGCTCCCGCTGGTCAACCTGCCTTTCATCGGGCGGCAGAACAGACTGGGGGAATAAATGCCCCCGAAGGAATTGATTTAGCTATGCGATTTTTAGAACTAGAATATTGGTTGGAAAATGATTTTAATGATAGTAACTTCCCATTGGATAACAAATTTACTGGAGCAACAGCTAGTGGTCCATCTGATATTATTACTCCTAGTCCACTTCCTGATCATGGTCCTGGTCCAATAGGAGTTCCGGGGGAAAACGGAGCACCATTTCCGTAATGGCTGAACCATATTTCATCAAATTACCCGTCTTCACTTATGCTAATACAACTTGTCGGAACCTAACCCGACGAGCCAAGTTAGCTAATACCCTGGTTAATAATCCAATCCAGTTTTATCCCTATGAAGTTTCCTCGGGTATGCGGGCTGATGTTTTATCCTATGCATACTATAATGATTCTTATATGGACTGGTTGATTTACCTAACAAATGGAATTCAAGACCCATATTATGATTGGTATTTAAGTGAGAATGATTTCGCCAGCTTTATTCAAAAGAAATATGGTTCTTTTGAAGAATCTCAACGTCGGATAAAACATTATGAATTAAACTGGCCCGACGATGGGGTAGAAATAACTCCCGTTAGATATCAAAGTCTGGCCCAGGAACTCAGAAAATATTATACTCCAAGATTTGGACAGGGAAGTAGGGTAATATCATATCATCGTTTACAACAAGATTGGGTTGTAAACACAAACAAAATCCTGACAATAAATGTAAATGTAATCACAGATAATGTATTCGCAAATGGAGAACTAGTAAAATTCAAGGATGGGGGAGAATTTGTTGGGGAAGCTGAGATAATTGTTGCCAATACTGACTATATTATTGTCAAGAATATTACGGGTAATACTAGTAGTAATACCGCAAGTATTGGAGGATTAACATCTTTTGCTAACGCCGAATTGTTAGATACTAATACCTTGGATGAAATTATCTCGGATGTTGAATTTGCTTTCTGGACTCCCGTTACAGTATATGAATGGGAACGATCAAAGAATGAATCCAATAAAAACATTTACCTCTTGGATGCCAGCCAAAGCATGAAAGTCTCGGAAAACTTGCGTAAGGCGATGTCAGAGAAAAAGAGATGATATTAACATTTAAGGAATTTGGACAACAGAAATATAACCTTCCTCCATTAGAGGAAGGAATAAGACATATGTATGCTGGGTGGCTTGGGGATAAAATTAAAGATAAATTCTATAATACAATAGATAAAATGCAAGATACTCCAATAATTAGAAAGACTGTGCAAGCAGCCATAACTCCAATAGCAAGTGTTAGAGGATCAAGATTAAAAAAGAAATTTCACTATGATGATGAACAACAAAAGGCAATACAACATTATACTGATTTTGGTAGTAAAAATGTTAATAAGGCTTTAGCCACTAATAAATGGAGTGGTTGGGATAATGATAAAAAAACCCTAATTGGAATGTCAAGAGCAATAAAGTCTAACAAAGCTGGAAAAGACTTACATGTTTATACTGGTCTTGGAGATAATAGAACTGCACATTTACATAAAGAAATGAAAAGCAAAGGTCATG